GTTCTCACCGAGTTTCCCGCCCGTTTTCCCCATCGCCACGCGACCTGCGTTGACGAGCCCCTTCGCGACGGTGGGAACCCCGTATTTATTGTACGCCAAGTTCGCCAGGTTGAACGTGTGGGGGATCGGGTTGGCAAGGAACGCCTTGTTTCCAAGACGAGTGAGCTTCTGCGCGCCTTTGATAATCTCGTTCGGCGGATTCATCTTCGACTCGACATTTGCACGCAGCCGGTTTTGCAAGTCAATCAAGGGCTGACCACCGTTGGTTATGGCTTCATCCGACAATGCAAACGGGTCGGTCTTACCCATCGAGCGCATACCGCCGACCGAAGCGGGCGGCGAGAAGAAGCCCCCCTTCTCCAGTTCCGGCATCGCCTCGGACTTGAACATCGGTGCGCGATTGGTATAGAGCGCCTTCGATACGTCTTGCGGGCGCGTGCCCTTGCCGAACGTGAACTTTCCATCCGGGTCCGTGAACGCATCGCGCCACGCATCATGTGAGGCCGTATTATTCGGGCCTTTGAATAGCTGCGCGACCTCATCGGGCATAACGCCCTTACGGATAGCCGCAGCGTGCTTCTTCACAATCGCATCTTCGGCGACTTTACGGGCGCGTACAGACTCCATCGCTTTGTTTGTGATGACTTCGTACTGCGCTTTTCCCTCGGGCGTCAGCCCACGCAGATAGTAGTCCGAACCAAGGAGCGGACTCTCCGAGATTGCTTTGCCAGCCGCTTCCGCGAGCGGCTTCACGCCCGGAACAACATCTTTGATGAGCGTTCCGACTTTACCGATGGGCGCGAATGTCATCGGATCGTTTACAACATCCAACGCCGTATCAACCACGCCGCGCATGAGCTTATGCGGTAAGTCTGCGCCGGCAAGTGGGCCAGCCTCTAATCCCGCAAGACCAATCTTCGACTTTACGGCGCGGGAAAGCGCGGGACCCTGCTTTGGTTCCATGAACGCCTTGACGGGATTCGCCCCTGTCTCAAGGGCCTCTAAGCCACGCTGGGGAGCTTGGAGGCCACCTAGAATCGATCCGATGGGGTCTTTGTGGCCTTGGACAATTGCACGGCCAACTGTCTTAGTAGCTGCGTCTCCAGCCTTACCAGCCGCCTTGGTAACAGCACCGAAGCCACCGCCGCCGAAGCCGGGTTCGGCGGGGGCGCTGGAAGCTGGAGCGGAAGCGGACGATGAAGCGTGCCAATCGGACCAGGCACCGCTAGGAGCGCCAGTAGCAGTAGGCTTAGAACTAGCGCCCGAGCCCCAATCGGCCCACGCATCAGCCACCAGTCAGGAACTGCACGATTGCTTGTGCATCCTGTGGCGTGGTTCCCGGCGGCGGGTCATTCGGATTCTGTTGGAGTTTGTCGAGAAATGCCTGCGCGCCGTACTTCGTAACGCCCTGTTGAATCGTCAACTGCTGATTGATTGGCAGCGTCTTAAAGGTCGGATTGGACTTGATCGTATTGAGGTCCGGCGCGAACGCCTTGTTCACGTTACCACGATAGCCCGCCGTATATTCCTTAAGTCCAATGTCTTGGCCGCGCCGCGTCGTTGCTTGACTTTGCGAGAACTCGCTCCCCTCTTGAGCGCGGTTTGCCGCCGCCGTACTGGCAGATAGATCTTGTCCACGACGCTCGCTCGCCGCGCCGACGTCCTGGCCGCGCCGTTGCGTCGCCGCCGAAATGGTCGCGATAGCCGTTGAGGTTTTTGCCGACAAATCAGCCGAATACTTAGAGGCCGCAATTTGCCCAAGTCCCAAGGTCATCGCGTTATTGATGCGTTGTTGCTCTTGTTTGTAGACCGCCGCGTCGTGCGTCTGCGAATAGGTGAATTTCGCCTTCTCAAGTGCATCTTGCGCAGCTTGGTGAACGCGCGTTGAGGCTGAATCGAGGTCTTGCCGCGTGACCTGAGCCTTTGAGGCTGCAATATCCTGAGTATTCTTGCCAATTTGCGATTGACTAAGCGCAGCGGCCTGCGCATCAATACCAGCCTGACGCTGTTGCTCGGCCTGATACCGCTTTTTCTCCGTGTCGCCCGCCATGAACCCAGCCGCATCGGCAAGGCCAGCGCCAAGCGGACTCTGAAGCTGATAGGTCGGCATTAGTAGCCCATCGCCGATTGGTCAGTCGGCGTTCCGGTTTGATCGCTGACCGCCGTGCCGCCGTAGTTGTAATTGTTACTCGTATTCGATGATTGCGACGGGTACGCTCCCGCGCTCCCGAACTGACTCGATGAAATACCACCGTACGGGTTGCTGTACGTTGGGAATGTGCTCTGCTGCCCGGACGCGAGGTTGTTCGCGCCAGCCTGCGCCGTGTTCGCCGTGGTCTGCGAGCCAGTCAGCCCGGCGTTGTTGATGTTGTTAAAGGCGTTCGCGTTGTTGTTGTACTGCCCGGTCATCGCATTGAAATAGTTGTTGCCCGCGTTATTGTAAGCACTTGCGTTATATGCTTGCTGCGAATTTTGATTGGCAACATTCGTTCCAGCCGCAGTATTGAGCGCGTTGGCATTGTTTTGCGCTGCGGTGTTCCCGGTCGTTGCATTGTACTGGTTGGCGTTCTGCTGATTGCCCGCGTTGTACTGACCGGCGCTGTTGAGCGCCGAGGTGTTGTACTGGCCTGCGTTGAGTTGGTTGCTCTGGGAGTTCTGGATGGCCGCAGCGATGCTCGGGTCCATCCCGGCAAGTTGCTGTTGCGAGAGATTGTTAAACGCTGTCTGCCCAGCGGTCGATGACGGAGCCATGCCGGACGTTGCCAGCATCTGCATCATCTGCTGATCTTGCTGCTGGAACTGCGGCTGGTTCGCGCTCACGAGCGCATTGACCGTGTTCCCCGAGCCGAGCGAGTTCGTCAGTTGCGGGTTGAGCGTTTGCGCGTTGTACCCGGCAGAACTCGCATACTGCGGCTGCACCGTCGTTGCGTTCAGCGTTGCGGGCTGCGACAAGTACGCAGGCTGAAGCGGGTTATATGGCGCGGTTGCCGCCGTGGTAGCCGTTGCGGGCGTCCCGGCAATCGCCTGGGCATTCGGGCTCGTTGACGAGGGAGCCATTGCGGCAATCGAGGACTGATTCGCGTTTGCGCCTTGCAACGCTGAGTCAATTTGCCCGGTAAAATCAGAGATCGCCGAGGTTGGCCCATTGCCCCATTGCCCATTCGTACCATAATTCCAACCCTGGGCAATGGCGTTCAGTTGTGATGGATCAAAAAGGCCCGAGCTGGCGAGAGAATTGTCGATGCCTTGGCCTTCAAATTGTGAGGCCGTTTGGTGCTGCTGCTCGCCTGTTATTCCAGCTTGAGCGGCGGATTGGATCGCGGCGATTTGCTGCGGAGAAAGTCCAGCCATTACATCGCCCCGCCACTAGAACGTCCCATCGGCTGCGGCGTACGCTGACCTTGGAGCATCTGCTGTACCAGCGGGGACAACTGCTGAAGCCGGCTAAAATCCTGTCCTGGCGGTTGCTGGGGCGGCTGATTCGTACCCGGCGACTGTCCAGCAACTGCCCCTTGAAGATTTTGCTGCGGTTGCTGCTGCGGCATCTGCTGCGGCTGCTGACGCTGCATCCCTTGCGGCATCTGCATCTGCTGTTGTTGCTGCGGTGCCTGCGAGCCTTGCACGCCGCCGCCGAATGATTGCTGCGCACCGCTCTGCGACGGCCCTTGAATTGCACCAAGCTGGCTAATGGGCGAGGGGTTCGATTGCTGGTACTGCGCGAGGTTCGAGAGGGCTTGCTGAAGGGCTTGCTGTTGGCTCTGCTTGGCCGCCGCGGTTGAGTTCGCCGCGGTGTTCGCTGCGTTCTGCTGCGCTTGGTTTTGCGCGTTGATCGTCGCGGAATTTGCTTGGTTCATTCCAAGCATCCCTAACCCGCCCGAAACGAGTCCGCCAAGAAGTGGTGCTAAAAATGACATCTAAAACAAGGCCACCGTAACGGGATTGGCCGCCGTGCTGAACTTCACGGTGACCGATTGGGTTGTATTTGACGTAATCGCAATGGTCGGGGCAAACGTCCCAGTCGGGGCCATGACGACCCAGACACAGTTGATCGGATGCCCGAGATTGTGCGCAATCGTATAGTTCGTACTCGCCGAGGCCGCCGCGACTTGCGCAAGCAGCCCCTGGCCCATCCTCTGCTGCGTGAGCCCGCCCTTGAAGATGACCTGCGGCAGAACGAACGGAATCTGCGCCGCGGTCGCATTGCGCGCTTCCGTGAGCATGGACGGCCCGCCCGAGGTCTTGCCGATCTGCGTGTTATTCATGAACTAAACCAATTCGAGAAGCCGTACCCCTGCGAGGCCAAGTCGCTCTTGTCACGGATACCAAACGATGCGCCAGCACTCGCCTGCATATAATTCTCGATCACTTGCGTCAGCTTCTCTTGGTACATCTGCTTGTAGAGTTGAGCCGTCCCAAGTTCACGCGCCTTCGGCCACAAGAGATAGCAGGCGTACATCCAAATGAGGTCCTGCGCATCTTCGGGCAAGAGCGGAACATCAGTCGAGGCCGAGAGATAGCCGTAGGACGTGGCCGGAATGCTCGCGTTGTTCGTCAACTGCGGCGCGTATTCGAACGTGATCGTATCGCCCGACTCGTACGGCGTCGGGTAGAGATGCAGCTTCGTGCGCGTGCTGTTCATCGCAACGTAGTCCGGGAACTGACCGGCGCTGAAAGACTGCATGTAGCCATCGACCAGTTTCGTCTCGTATTCGTCCCACGAGATGAGCCGGACGCCCGGAGCGCGTGAGAGGTTGTACGTCAGCCCGAGCGGCTGATAATAGATGCGGCGCAACGTGCGAATGTCCGGGCTCGCGGCGGTCCCACCTAAAAGCGTTGCACTCGAAGCGGCAATGCTGATCTTAGCTGCGTTCGAGGAACTGACTGTGAGCGTAATCGAGTTTCCGGCAATACCCGGGATAAAAGCACGAATGGTGAACGATGACGCAGCGTTAAGCGCCTGCTGACACGGAGTCAGCACCGGGCTCGCGTTCACGACTAGGGTCGTGTTCAAATTGACGTTGTTCATCAACTGCGTGAGCGCCGAGAGCACGCCATCGGTCGAGTTGCATGTATACGTTACGGGGGTCCCGTTGATCGTCACCGTCAGCACAACGCCCGTTAGGGGCGTGGTGCCGAGAACGGTGCTTACCGTCGCGCTGGCGCTTTGCCCGATGGGAACAGAATAGGCATATTGCTGGCTAACAGACGGGAACGTAAGGACTTGCGATTCAAGCGCAATGTCCCCGATGTCCGCAAGCGTCTTCGCGTACGCCCGGTTGAGGGCGAAGTCAAGCGTGGACTGCGCGTAGTTCGCGCCCGTGGCATAGACCGGCTGCGAGCCGAAATTGATGTTCGACTCTTGGAGTTGCAGCAGAACCATGTTTTCTAGGTCTTCGAGAACCACGCACGACTCCTAGCCCTTTGAACGACGAAAGAACGCCTGGTCAAGCGCGTTGGTCTTATGGTCCGTCTCCGTACGCTCTGACCAGTTCGGGCCGTTGCCGACCTTCCAGGACTGATCGTACTGCGAGCCGTTGCCCACTACGTTCCGAATAATCGGGGTCTGATCGATCCCGGTCGGACGCGGCTTGTGGTAGTTCTCGTCCTTCTTGAATACGTCGAATCCCATTACACTCGCGCTGCCTTCTGCGGCATGTTGTTGCCGCGACCCGATTCGGCCACCGCATTCGCAATGTACTCTTTGAGCTGCGATTCGGTGAACGACATGATGCGATCTTGCGGATTCTCCGACCAACGATCCTCAACAACGTCCTTCGTGAACTGATACGTTTCCCACGGCTTGAACGACGAGTTCGGAATCGCCCGGAACTGCGTATCCAAACGCACGATTTCGACGTTCGGCACGGCAGGAGCACCGATCTTCTCAAGCTTCCGCCACGACTTTGGCGCGTCGATGCGCGAGTCGAACTGGCGCAGCTTGTAATCGCCCCAACGTGCGGCAACGAGCTTCTGCTGATGCTGAATCGAATCGTACGGGTCGGGATTCTCTCCCGGTGCGTAGACCTTATTGAAGCGCATCCAGCGACCAAACCAGTTCTCGGCAGCCGGCAACGGCATCGTAATGACCTTGCCGATTTCGAGCGGTTCGTTCGCGCAGCCGAAGTCTCCACCACACTTGAACTCGGTCTTATCATCCCACGAGAGATGGTAGTGAATCGGACGGCCCGGGATGATGTTGGCTTGCTTGCGGGTGAGGTCGATCACATCGTTATCTTCACCAGCGACGTCCTCGCCGACGATCTTCGCCGCCGTTGAGCCAAACCGCATGGTGACAACATCTGCGCCCGTGCGCCAATCCGTGTAGGGGGCCAAGAGGGTAACGCGTACCCACTTGCCCATTTCTTCCATGAACTGGCGGTTTTGCTTCGTGGCCGCTTCGATGATCTTATCGTTGAGAGTTGCCATGCGTTACTTCTTTCGGAAACTGCCGCGTTTAGACTTGGACTTGCGACCGCTCTTGCGGTCGGGCTTGTTCTCGCGCGATGCGTCCCGTTCGTCTGCATCCTCGCGAGACGCGAACTTCGCCTCGGCTTTTGCCATCAGATGAGGTACTCAAGATCGACTTGCGCTAGCGCAACATTTGCTCCGCCCGGTTGACCCGGAACCGGACAGATGCTCGCGCCGTAGGTCGTCTGCACGCCGATTACCGGCTCGTTTGCCAAGTGGTTGTTTATGAACGTACCGAACGTGGTCGGATACGCACCAGCCGAGGTTGCGCCCCACGACGTGCCGCCCGAAGCGAACGACGAGGCACCGGCGGCAAGGATCGACACCGGCACGACGCTGTAGAGCGGCGATGCGATAGCGGCTGTAATCGATACGACCGACGTGGCCGCCGTTGCGATACCGAACGGCTGAATGCCCTGCACACCTAGAATGTTCGTGGGTGCTACGCCGAGCGCAGCGGTCTGCGCATTGAAGAACGAGGTGAACTGCGTTGCCGCAGCCGCTGCCGTGTTACCCGTGGTCATCGCCAGCGAGACGGCGAAGATGCCACCCGGAACCTGCGGGATTGCTCCGGTCGAAGCGTTCCCGAAGACGAGCACGGTTGACGGTGAACCGGCAGACGTACCGCCGAAGGTAAGGTTCAACTGTGCAGCAACACCCGGACCGACCGAGGAGAACGTAACGACTTCGGCGTTCGGAGCACCGGGGTTGATCGTGAGCGCGGGCTGTGCGGTCGAGCCGATTTGCAGGCCCGCCGTATTATATACCGGCGACGCAACCGAGGTGCCAGCCGTAACCGCGCTAACGAGTGCCGTAGCAATCGGGTAGCCGACCACCGTACCGATCAGACCCTGTGAGGCCGGGCCCGTAAGCGCCTGCGCGAAGTTCACCGGCGCACCGATGTTATTCGCAAGCACACCCAGGCCGCCCGAGATGAGCGAACTCAAGCCGACTTGGCAACCGACCGTCACGGCAATACCGCCGGAAGCGGCACCGACCAGCGTGGGCGTTATGCCCGCACGGGTCATCAGCGCCGTGACAACCGAGGTCGCGACCGCGCCGGTAGACGTATTCGCGACCGTTGAGCCGGAGTAGACGCCGTAGACCGGGCCACCGTTAGCCGACGTCGGAAGGGTGACCATATCGCCACCGCAGACGCCGGGAACCGTGGGCGTCCAGTTGTAGACGCCCGGGTTCTGACCCTGAACGGCGGTGACATTTCGACGGACCATCGTGCCGGTATTGATAACCGCCGACGCGCCGACCGGAATGATGCCGGGAGACTGAAAGCGGTAAGTGTCCGCTCCGGGACCCGTTTGGGTCGTGCCGATGAAACTCATAGTTAGTCGCCCAGGCCTTTCTTGCCGCCCTTACCATTTTGGTTTTCGCCACGGATACCGAACGCTTTGAACGGGCCCGTGTTGGCTGCGTTCTTCGCGCCCATCGGGTAGTTCGCCGAGCCGACAGCCTTCGCGTCACCACGGAGCTTCGGCGCCGCCGGGTTACCCGGGAAGCCGTTGGCGAAGATCGACGGGCCTGCCATCAACTTGCCCGGAGTGAGAACGTAGTGCGGCTCGCCGCTCTTTTTTTCTTGTGCCATGATCGATAACTCCTTAGGTCCCTTGGTACCAGAAAGTGAAGTGGGCGGCCGGTTTCGGAACCACGAGGTTGCCGCGGAAGAAGATACGCACGAACACCGTGCCGCTGTTCTGCGCTGCGATCCAGTCGGTGACCGAGAACCGCATCTTCGGATTGATGATGTACCGGAGATACGTCGAGTTGATCCCGAGGAACTGACCGTAGGTGCCGGCCGTTCCGTTCGGACTCGCCACGCCCGTCGGAATGTGGTTGTCGATGTAGAGCGGGTTACCGTTGAAAATCAGATCGTTGCCACCGGCTGCGCGCGCCATCTCCGGCTGGATATAGGCGTCTTGCGCAAACAGCGACTCGATGATTTGCCCGAACATGAGCGTGTTGCAGAAGTACGCATCCGGGCGCTGGTTATCAATCGACGCCGTGAGGTCGTTCATGTGAATCGTGTTCAGGATGCTCGTCGTAGACGGCACCGCGTAGTTCACGGTGGACTGCCAGCGCGTACCGAACTGCGTGCGACCGATACCGGCGTACGTCGGCGCGACCGTGCCCGAGTCGATGGCCTCGGCGATACCGTCCAGGCCCTTCGGGTTGATCGACGGCGTGTTAGTCAGGATGTCGCCCGCGAGCCGATCAACCAGCGACATCTTCGTAATGTCCAACTGGCCTTCGACAAGGCTCGCAAGAGCCTCCGGGGAGTCCTCATTGTCCACGACGTCCAGCACCGCGAGCACCAAGGCGTCCGCGTAGGCGCGCCAAGGGAGTGCTGCGCGCTGAAGGTTGTTGGTCATCGACGCGATCGGCAAGTTGTCGTCGCCGTCGAAGGCAACGGTATTCGGCGAAGAGCCGAAGTTGTTTTGCCAGGTCAGCGCCGCGCCGCCCTTTTTGTCATCGACCATGCCCTTTTGGAGCATGTACTGCATGAACTTACCAGACTTCGTGAAGTTCTGGTCGAAGATCACATCGGAGATAACGGCTTCCCGCGTCATCACTTGAAGCGGGTTTGAGAAGGTATACGAGCTTGAATAGTTCGGCATTGATTACTCCTATGCCGATTTCTGTTCGGCTCTGAGTGCATCGGCGAGCGCGCCGTGAAAGTCGGTAACCCAGCGTTTACTATCCGGTGCGGAGGGGCCAGGAACGCCCACCGCGCCTTCTTCTGAGCGAAGGACCGGGGCTTTCGCCGCGTCCGTCTTGGGCTGGCCCCACCCGCCGCTGAAGTCTTTCCAGGCTTCTTCAATCGGTACGTTGCGGCCAAGGCGTTGAGCAGCTGCGTCGGCATAGCCGGCGAGCTTCATCTGCTGTTCGGGTGAAAGTTTCTGCTCTGCCGTAATGCGCTGCAGATAGCGCATGTTCTCGGCTTCGTAGCTCTGACGTTCGGCCTGAGCGCGTTGCTCGGCGCTCTTGCGCTGGCCGTCCACCCACTCACGGACCGGAGCGATTTCGCTCTTGACGTATTCCATGACCGGCTCGATAGCCGGATCAAACTTCGGCTTGGCCGCCTCGGTATAGGCGTTCCGGTACCGCTTGACGCCTTCGACCCGCGTGGGGTCTTCGAGCATCCAGTCGAGGTCTTCTTTGACCGACTCGTACCGATTGATTTCGGCCTGTTGCTGCCGTGCGTAGTTTTCCAACTGCGCAACGTAGCTCGGATCGATTTGCCGTTCGACGGCAGGTTGAGCAACAGGAGCCTCGACCGCGGGCGCTGGCGCTGCGGGTTGGGCTCCTTGCATTTGTTCGGGGTCCTGTTGACTCATCCAGTTCTCCTAGAGAGGGTTACTTGCGGCGGCCGGAGCCGCGCTTTTTCTTTTTAGGGCCAACACGTTTGCCACCACCGACGAAACGTGCGCCTGGTACGGCTGCTGCCATATCAGACTACTTTTTGCGACCCTTTTTACCGCGCTTATGACGACGCATATGGTCTCCTATTGTTAACCGGGAGGACCCGGCGACACAGGAGGACCGCCCGGAGGTGGCCCGCCTGCCGATGCACCCGGTCCCGCACCACCAGGAACGCCTTGCGGCGGTCCGGCTGGCATCGCACCCATCCCCGGGGCTGGAGGGGGCGAAAGCAGTTGCATAAGTTGCTTTTTGGTTTGCGGGCTGACCAGTTGGAACAGCGCAAGGCCAAGAGCATCCGTAACATCTTCGATGGAGGTACCGTCCCGGAGCCGCGTAATCGCGGCGTGCATCGGGCCGTAAATCTGTTTGAGAGGGTCCTGTTCGTCCGGGCGATGCTCAAGCGCGACCTCGAACGCTCGCCGGATACGCTGCTGATCGAGTAGCGTTTCTTCGTGCGGGTCCGTGCGGTCATTTTGGGTACGCGGATTATTCGGCGGTGCCTGTGTGGCTAACGCTGCTCGGAGGTTTTGTGGGCCTGCCGCGTTGGACAATCCGAATCCTCAAAAAGAAAAGACGCCGTCCCCCGAAGGGTACGGCGTCCGTGTGGACTACCGAGTTCTCTATGAGAGAGCCCGTTAAACTAGCCGGACAACGTTTCCTGCAACGGTTCCAACCTTTATGGATTCCGTGCGTTCGACGCGAGTTGGGCTTCCGTTTTCGTAGGTAATGAGAATCTTCCCAAACTCAACCCCACGAACGAGATGGGTTACTAAAACGCCCGCATCGTGGCTAGACGTACCGATCACCAAGTTCGCGAGGCCGTTGTTCATGAGAAGTGGATCGCGTGAACGACGAACGCGAGCATCAATACCGAGAGCCACGCGAAGATACCGCCGTACGGCGTTCCCGGATTATTCGGAAATGGCGAGACGCTAACGAGCCAAAGCGCCATGAAGACTATATACAAGACTAAAGCAACCATATCAGATCCCTTTTAATGGAATTGCCCGGTGGCCCCGGACTTGGGCTTGGGTGCCTTCTTCCCTTGTTGCGGCATTTGCTGACGACTTCTTGGCGGCGGTGCAAGCCCGAGCATCGGGTTCTCCGTCTCGATCCGCTGTTTGATCCCATCCACATCATCAATGCCCATAGCAGGCTGCTGCCATACGTTGACCTTATCGCGTAGGCCAAGCTGGTAGTCCTCAATGATGCGCCCGCGGACGGCGGAATCGTTCCAAGCCAGCGTCGAGCCGATCCGAACCTTGTAGTCGTAGGTGCCGGCCAACTGCGGCGAACTCGCTCGTTCGTACGTCAATTCGCCCTGGAGGTTCTCGACTTGGATCGCGTGCGCTTCGGTATACTCCCGTTGCGCCCACCAGCCGACCTTTTCGCCGATGTCCGAGAGCCATTCGCAGAACCGCTGCGTTTGTTCGACGATACGCGAGCCGCCGATTTCCGCGAGGGAGTCGAAGCCTTTGGCCGAGTCCGTGCGAGGCGCGTCCTTAGCATTGCCCTGCATGATGCCTTCGAGGCCGAAGATTTTCTCCATGAGCGAGATGCCGAGATTGATCCAGCCAAACCATTGCTGGCTCATCTCCTGGAACTCTAAGGCGACGAACTGCGATACATCGTTACCCGTGCGGATTACGTCACCGGGGGAGATGATGAGGTTGGCTTTTTCTATTTGCGCTTGGTTTGATGCCTTGAAAGCCCGATAAGCAGAGAAGCGTAAATTATCGAGCATTGTGGACAGAGACACATTCGTGGACGCTTGAATGTCGATGCAGTCCAGAGCAGTACCCTTACCAACCGCGCCTTCCAACGGCTCGTTATCGGAGAGCAGAGAATACGGCTGAGGAGCGTCCCACGCTCGGTCATCAACTACCTCACGGTCCGGCATCAGTAATGTGGTACGCCGCCAAAACGGATACTTCGGCATGTCCTTGAGTTCGGTCTGCGTCTCTTTTACAAGCTTGAATCCCGGCTCACCGAGAATCTCATCAAACTCACCGTCTTGCGTAAACATCGGCGCGTTCGTTTCCTCATCGCGCGCAATCCGCTTGACCTCTTGCCCGAACTCATCTTTGACCGCTACGCGCTTCGGCACCAGCGTCGGGTCCTTGTGGTACATCTCGATAATTTCGACTTCAAACTCGTGGCCTGCATCGGTCGCACTTCGGCCTGTAAAGGCCGTGACGACCGGGGAGCCGTTGACAATCGTGCCACCCGCGCTCGTGCCGCCAAAGGGCGCAGAGTCAACGCCGGTAGGACCACCGCTAAACTGCGTGCCGGCCGGGCTTGCCGCCGTGCCGGTGCCGAAGATCGTACCGCCCGTGAGTTGCCCTGCCTCGATGAACTTCGAGGCTGACCGCTTGTAGAGTTGCATCGCACGCGTGCGAGTCATCACCGCTCGGTCGCCGATAAACTGCATCCGATTCGGGAACCGTGTGCGGTTGTCGAAAATGCATCGGAAAGGTGGGATGATGTCGGTCGTTACGTCCCCGATGCTGCCCTTGAGCGTCGGGTCCCAGAACGTCTTGGCCGCACAGGTTCGAGTCGTCTTCGCCCACCGGAGCGCCTGGCGGCTCTTGATGAGCATATCGTCATCGTCGAATTGGCGCATGAGAATCCGGCGCATGTTGCGCGAGCCTTGAATGTCGCCCTCGGCACTCGGGGTAACGACCCAGGTCGGCTGCTGCTTCGTCATGATCGCGATGGAGTGGTCCACCAGCGGCTTGATGATGTTGCAAGTGATAGCCGCACGATTGCGTGGGACGGCGATTTGCCAATGGCGCGAGTAGTAGGCGTTTGCGCCCTCGCGGTCGGAGCGGCGTCTTACGTCCTCCTCGGAGTCCCAGAGGCGGATATACGAGCAGACCTTTTCGGCGAGCGCGGCTTGCCAGTCGGGATCGGTCGGCATCCCGGTATCGGCTTTTTCGTTCTTCGTCTTACCGTTCGAGGGCGTGGCTTTGCCATTGCGCGGACGCGCCTCGGCTACGGCTTCCTCGAAAGTGCTCATCAATAACCGTACTTCTTCTCATACTGAGAGGCTGGATCAGGCGGGACACTCCAGCCCTGCGGTGCCTTCTTCGCGGGCGCGCTTTTGCCCGTTGGCACGTCATCCCAGCCGCCCGGGCCGCCAGGCCGCGTTGCCGTTCCAGCCGTAACGTACTTGTGAGCGTTTTTGATAATCGCTTCCGTTAACGGACCCGTGTACGTCGGGGGAGCCACTTGGTATCCCGTGAGGTTATCAACGCCCTTGGTCACTGTGTTCGTATCAGCATACGTCTTCAGCGGCTCATTATTCGGACCATGATCTGGCAAATGCCCGGCCGCGTCCGGCTTGATCCCAAGCTTATACGCCCGGTAAAGCCGATACCCGCCCGAGATGCCCGACTTGTCTAACGGGTCCCAGCCCTTGCCGTACTGGCTCATATACTTCTGAAAACCCGTGTCGGCGGTCCACGGCGGAGGCGTCGTCTGCGGTGTCGGCTCGGGATTATTCGCAGCAACCTGTTCCATCGCTTTGGGCATCGCGCCAAGAGCCGCTTGCATCGGGTCTGTGCTCATCTACAGCCGAACCTGAGCCCTTTCTTATCCATCATCTTCAAGATGGTTCCGGGTTCCACCCGAGGATCGGGCGGAGGGTTTAAGACGTTCGGCGCAAGCGGGGTCCCGCCTTGCTTAACATATTGGGCGTGCTCTCGGAGAGCCTTCCATTGTTCGGGCATCTCGGACTTGCCGATGAACTCAAAGTTCCCGGCCTTCTCAATCACCCGCTCCTCGCGCCGACTCTGCGCGTATGGCTGACCCGTGGCGTGGCTCTTGCCCTCACCCCGCATGTGACGGCGGTCTTCTTGCGTCTGGAAGATCGTGTCCGCCGTGAGATACCGCTCGCACGGCACGAAGCAACCTTCGTGAACGACGAATACCGACTCGTTCATCGGGTGCTGGATCGTGCCGACTTCCTCGCAATTCGGGCAGACGTATGCGTACCTAGCCATGTTTCCACCCCGTAGGAAAAGCCGAATCGACTTTATCCGCACAGCGATTTAACGATTCGGCCAAGATGCGCGCCTTTGCGGGTGTGACGTAGTGGCTTTCGCCCTTCTTCACATGCTGATCGGGACGGAAGTCGATGAACACGTTGCCCTCAACTGTTCCGACCACAATAGTTGCCTCCGTCATTACATCGATGCCTCACTTGGCATTGGGAACCCATCACCAATTGGGTCTGCGTACTTCTGAATGTGCTGCGGCGAGTTCGGCACGGCAATGAGGTCTGCCGCTTGCAGCGGCTTCTCCGGCACGGCGGCCTCCGCTGCGTTGGTCTGCGCAGCGAAGTTCCCCGTCTCAACGATGTGACGGTATCCCAACTGCCCAGGATCGACCGCGAAGTCGTTCTGAATCACGAACCCGGATACGTCCGTCTGCACGACCGACTCGTGCAGCCGATAGAACTTCTGGTTGTAGCCGCGCGTGGAGAATAGCGCGTGAACCTTCAGTTCGGGCCGGATGCTGGTCTTCACGGCAGCAGCGAGCATCTGGCCGCCTGACTCAACGCCAAAGAAGGCGTGAGTAGACCGGAGGAGTCCGATGTATTCGGTGAGAGACTTGGCTTCGATCTTCGGAAAGCCAAAGAGCGAGCGGTGCATGGCCGCATACCCAGGTGTCTCCACCACATGAAAGGTTTTGCCGGGGTAGTGTCCCTGGTAAAACTCGACCCACGGACCGACCGAATCCTGAGTAAACGGCATCGACGAACTATACGGGTCGATAAGAATAACGCTATCATTCGTATTCACCGGGACGAGTTCGGGGTAAATCTCAGGACCATGCGAATACGGCGGCGGGAGACCGTTCACTTCTTCCATCAGAGCAATGGGGTTGGCATTGCGTAGGCGTGTCTCCCAGCAGAACCGGCCCCAAAGATCGACATACACGCCGTGGCCCGCATTTGGCGGGCGCGTGCTGAAGCCTTTGATGTGCGGGTTGCGCATTATCAGGGCTTTGATTTCCGAGTTACGGAACGGCGCTAGCACGCCGTCGTGCATATACACGTCGTAGCCTTCGGGCGCGTCCTCACCGCGATACTCATCAAACCGGCGCGGAAGCGTCGAGAGGAGCAGGTGGTCCCCCATGCCGCCGAAGATGCACGAGATGACCTTAACCGGACGATCTTTCAACGTATTACCTCATCGAGTGCTTTGGTCATGAGCGGAATCCGATCCGCTTTGGAAATACCGGGCCATTGGCAAACCCAGTCCCCCGGAACGTAATTCCCGGTGAACCACCCCGGTCGCCCATACAAATGGTTCCGAAACGAATTGATTTCCCGCTGCGGCACCTTATTGATGATCGGCTTATACAAGTCCATCGCGGCAAAATGCGTGAACACTTGCTGCGAGTTGCCAGACGTCCGATTCATCAGCAACACGGTCAAGAACTGCATGGTCAGCGAATTATTGTGCGCGATGAACACGCCGTCATTAATACCGAACAAGTCCTCGGCAATCGTAATCCCGGTGTTCGGGAATCGGTCGGCGCGTAGGGTGTGGTTCATTACCATTGCATCCGTATCGATAGAGACGACGCAATCATATGTGCCGAGCAAATGGTGGACAAGTTCGATGCGCTCGAAGCCAAGCGAGTCCACAAGCTTGCGCTGATCGTGAACGAACTCGTAATTGTATCTCGCGCAGTATTCTTCTTTGCCGGGCTGCGAGACGGCTGCGAGGTCGGCATAGTCTTCCGTGTCCCAGGTGCAAAGCGCAACCTTCAAAACTTCTCCACAACGTCTTTTAGCGACAGCATCGCTATTTCGTGCTGCATCGAAAGCAACGACTGAATCGCCTCTTGGTCCTGGTTCGCTTCTACCAGTTCGAGAATGCACTTCCGCACAAGGTCGGCAGCAGCGAAGAACCACTCGGAATGAATATCGGTCGAGGAGTTCTCGGCTAAATCTTCGAGCAGGAGCGCAATCGCTTCCATCGTTACTTCTTTCGTCCTGATGACTTTTTGCGCTTCACTTTTCTGGGCAGCTTTTTGCCTCTTGGCGTCGCGTCCTCGAACTCTCTTGCTACCTTCGGATTGTTTGCCCATAGATACCCCCTCTGCGCCTTCGACTTCATCGGCATTAGCGCCACCCCGTCAAGTATCCACGCATAGGGTTTGCCGGAATCCCCTGGCTCTCAACGCCACCAGGATCGAAGATATTCTTCATCGCCTCAGGAACCTGATCCAAGAAGTCTTTCGGCAACTTCGATGAAGCGGGCATAATCGGACTGGCGTTAATCCGCAACTCCACCGCACTCGGCATGGCGTGCTGATGCGTTGCAATCGTCGAGAACAGCTTCGGCGACTGCCGTACGGCGTACATCGCTAGGCAATACGCAATCACACGATCGTCTCGTTTATGATGCTGCGCGGAGAACATCTCATCGCCGAAGCTATTGAGGCCGTCGAACTGAAAGGTCGAGAGTTCACTTAGCATGTCTCGTCCGCTGATCTTGTAATGCCGCTCTTTAATCATCGAGACACCGGAGGAAATGAGTACCGGCTTCGTTTGCCGAGTCGTGCTGAAGCCGTACTTGTTTTTCTTGAGCGAGATTTCATCCCACTTCTCCTCACGCGCGACATTGCCGTAGCCCCAGCCGGTCATGAGCCGCTTGAGAATGATCGTGCCGAGATAGTTGATTTCCGGGTTGCAGAGGGCTTCGTTATACATCAGCGCGAGGTGATAAAAGTTATCGGTGAACTCCTCAGGGCCCACAGTGTTATCCCAAAACTCAGCCGCTTGCCGCCCGCAGTTCACGCACGCTACATGCGCGCACGCACCATCGCGGTTGTTCTCGCCACCCGAGCCGTCCGCACCGAGAAGATAGATGTGGCCGTCTTGCGGCGGCTCCCAAATCGTAACATTTCCGCGCTTCTCGTATTTGAACTTCGGCTTCTGCGCCTTCATCCAGCCAATGCCCTTAAACGGGTTTTCCAACGGCTCGAACGAGAACTCACCCACGGCTTGCTTCTCGGACTTGAACCCAGCGTCAGCAAGCAGGCTTGGTGCTTCTTCTTCCGCGGCGGTAACGCATGAGTGCAGATACTTCATGTCTCGCTGAAAGAGCATGTTATCCGACATCATGAAGCACGTTACGTCATCGCTGGCGTACTCGGCATCGAACCCATCGACGTTGCCATCATACTCATTGAGCAGAGTGAAGTAACGCCAATACATCTGCCCTCTGGTAATCGGCTGGCCATCGTACTTCTTGCGCTCTTTGGTCAGCTTGGCTTGTATGTCTCGGTCGTCCGCGTCCATCTTCCAGTTGTCGGGCACGAGCATCGAATACTCGTCGTCCTGCATGAACCAGGGGATGAACACCGACTCCCACTCAGACTTCGGGTCCTTCCCCAACATGTAGAGTTGCCAGAACTCATTCTGACCTTGGGGGCTGCTCTCGAAAATAACGGAGCATTCGAGATACTTCGGTGAGGACGGCGGCGGTAGCTGGGGTAAGAGGGCGTCCTTCAAGTCGTTCAGCTTCGGCCAGAATGCTGCCTCGGAGCCCGAGAAGTGCGTCCCTTGAAACCCACGTTGATCGACGTTGCGAGCGGAACCCGTAATTCCCCAACTGTTCCATGAAAGTTCTCCTCGAAACGTCATGTAGATTTCGCCCTTTGGTACGCGGGCGGTTTTTAATTTCGTGTCTTGCCGCAGCCGTGGCTTCATATCGCCAACGTCAGGTAGCTCATCGTGAAAGATACGGAACATCTGCGTGATGCGCCCAGTCAACTTCTCTTGATTGCCGAGCATAAGCGTTTGAATGTTCGCCTGCCGCCATAGCTGCCAGTATTGCCATGCGGACATGAACGTGGTGATACCGATTTGGCGCGCTTTGAGAATGATGATCTTCAGCACGCGCTTGTTCTGAATACGGTCGGAGAAGCGGTTCCAGAGGTACCGCTGCGAGTTGTTGAAGATGTAGGGATGGGTACCGCCACCGCCCTTACCAACGATCCGGGCTAAGAGCGCGCACCACGTCGGGAAGTCCGACTCGCAGATGGTGAGCAGTTCGGTATAAAGTTCGTACTTGTTGTCGTGAAGATCGACCCACGTTTCAAACGGGATGCCACGCCAGTTCGGCAAGAGACTGTGCTGGTAGCCATCTGGTACGGTAATGCCGACCATCGCGAGGATTGCGTGCGCTCTTGGGGCGATTTGGTCACGAACGCTCGCACGATTAATCATGCGCGGACCAAGAGCGGACTAATCTCATCAAGTGCCGGCGAAAATCCGGGTGAGCCCATGAGCTTCGGAAGATACTGCTGTTCGGGCGAACAGTGAACTTCAAGCAACGCGGGCCCCTTACACCGCATCAGCCACGGAAGACAGTCTGCGGCTCCCTCAAGCGTCAACATCGACGGAATGCCAAACGCATTTCCAATCGCACGGAAGTCCGGGCACGACACGCCGCCTTCGCGGTCACTCCCCGTCTTGGCGAGCCCCATCGCCTTCTGACTGTGGCGAATCATCCCGTATCCGTCGTTCGAGAACACGATGATCTTAATCGGCAGGTTGTGATGCGCTATCGTCTGTAGCTCTTGCAGGTTCAGCATCATGCTGCCGTCCGTGTTTAGGCAGATTACCTCGCCTTTGTTCCGTGCAAACGATGCACCGATTGCTCCAGGCAACCCGAAGCCCATTTCGCCAAGTCCGGTGGTCGTTATGAGCCGCTGCGGCGGCTTCAGCGTCATGACTTGATGCGAACAGAGTAAGGCTCCACCGCTATCGGTTACGATCACGGCATCGGGTTTGAGGTGTTGTTCGAGACGCTTGAGGAACAGGTACGGGCTGATGAAGCCGGGCGGGTCCGCGTGGCACTCCTCGATGACGGGGAACCGCTCCACCGTATCGTAGATGTAACCCATCCAATCGTGGTTGAAGCCGTCGATGGGGTACGGCTCCATGAGTCCAAGCATGAACTCTTTCGCATCCGCGACAATCCCTGTGAACCGTTCGTGTTCCATGAACTTGTGCGCTTCTTCCGGGTCGATGTCCACGACAACGATCTTTGCATCGGGCGCGAACTTCGTGATGTCGTAGCCCGTTTGCGGAATCGCAAGGCGCGTACCGATGCAGAGAATGAAGTCGGCCTGCTGCACGATGTGATTCGCCGCACGGCCGCCGTAGACGCCTGCCGAACCGTAAATGAGCGGATGATCGCTCATATCCTTCCCGGCCCAGCTAACGATAGCGGGGATGCCGAGATGGTCGAGCAACGGGTCGATGAGATCGACCGCGCCAGCAAGCCGGATGCCGTGGCCCAGCAAGAGCAATGGGCGTTGCGCGTCTCTAAGCTGCTTCACTTGCCGCCACATCCATCGGAATCTCTATCCAGATCGGGCCCGGGCGACCACACTCCGCCGTCAGAAAACTATCGAACAAGCACGCCGACATCCTTCCGTGTCCGAATTCAACACGGTGCGCCCGTTTCGTCATCGGTGCGGCTACGGCAACCGAGTCGTAGCCTTGAACACCGCGCGCCCGTCCAATCGTTCGCCGAGTAGAAGCCTCATTGCCGGCGAGTACCACCAATGGTATTGAATCCATGTAGGCTGAGAGGACACCTGTGAGCGCGTTACTGCTTCCTGCTCCAGTTGTAACAAGCGCCGCCGTAACCACTCCGCTGACGCGATAGTATGCTGCGGCAGCCATGACCGCGGCTTGTTCGTGGTGGCAACATACAACTGTGGTCCGGCCCAGCCGATCGATGGCGTCAAAGAGTGACATGTTACCCGCCCCGATAATCCCGAAGACACATGTAACTCCTCGCTCCGCGAGATACGCGGCGACTTCATCGGCGACCGTCAACTTAGCGGTACCGAGTTGACGGGGTTGTTTGGGTCGTCCTTATCGTACATTCCAGGCGGCGGTCCCTGACCGCGAGTGATCTTCTCCATTGCGTCTTGCATTTGCTTGAGCGTGGCGCGCGGAATGCCCTCAAATCCGGGCAGCGGCTCGTCCACTTGATCGAATGACGGCTGCGGAACCTCGCCTGGAATAACCGATGCCTCCGGGGGAACGACGACCCCCGAAGGCTCGGCCTTAGCCGGGAGCATCGCTGCGGGATCATTCGCAGCGGCCTCAGGCGCTAAGAGTTGTTTGACGATGCCACGACCGATTGATTCAAAGAGTTCGTCAGGTCGCATCGATGATTTCTCCAATTGCTCGTGCGGCCATTGCCGGTGGCGAGCCATCCGTGCGCGACTCTCGTGCGATGCCCACCCGAGCCGTGAGGACATTCACGCGCTTCGGCTCTCTCGGCGTTGCTACAGCGAGCCAGTCCTTGAGGGCAGGGTAGTTCGGGGCGTGTTTGACTTCCACGACGTCTCCGTCTTTCGTGACTTCTTCGTGTGAGATGTCGCCTTTGATGTGCCGCAGATGGAGCTTCACCGCATCTTCGAGCGAGAACCCCACTTCCTCGTACACGCTCCGAATGGCTTGCTGCACGTCCGGGTTCGCAAGGAACGTCTCCATCTTGCGGGTCACGACCAAATCGGGCAAGTGCGTCGAGCCTCCAATACCACCGTAGCGGCCACCAGCTAACGCCGCGGCTTTCCCGGTGAGCCCTTCGGCAATTGCCTGGAGGTAGCCTCGGACCCACTTCGCTCGCCGGACGGTGAACAGCACGCCGGCAACACGTTCCCCGCGGCTGGTGATGGTGCCGTCGTTCGCGGTGCGCGCCATGCGGAAGGTGACGTACTCGGGCTCAGGCATCGAGCGTTCTTCGAATGGCTTCTTCTGTGCTGATCGTTTGCTTCCAACCGAGCGCCTTGAGGCGCGTAAGGTCCGGGAGGTAGGTATCAATCGCGCCAATGATCTCTGCCCGGTACACCGCGACCTTAGCCGCTCGCCCGATCCGCTCACCAAGGTCCGCGACGTTCATCGGTTCTTCGCCACCAACGTCGTACGGCTGGCCGTCGCCGAGTTCCATGATGGTTAGGACGGCTGATGCGACATCGGTGGGGTAGAGATACGAGCGAATGGCTCCGGCCTTAACGACGACCGGGCCACCAGCCTTCGCTTGTGCGAGGAACTGGGATGCTGCCATGTGTTCGTGCTTCTCGATCCCAGGTCCCAGGACTGAGAAGATGCGTGCGATTTGCATGCCCTCGGAGAATGCCTCGACTTCTTGAATACGCTTGGTGTCGGCGTAGCCGTCCAGGTAGCCGCTGCCGTGTGTAACGACGGCTCCCGAGGACAAGAGAACGGACGGTCCTTGCACATGTGCGAGATAGTGAGCCATCGGCTCTAGCGAGGCGTGAACGAGTGCATCGAAGTTGCCTTCTGGTGACTGACCGCGGCCAAGGCCAACGACCTCGTTGTTAGCGGCCTTGAGGGCCGCAACGAGGTACGGGCCGAGAAAGCCCGTGGCTCCCGTTACGAGGACGCGCATCCGGCCAAGGTTTCTGCGACGTACTGCAACTCGGCCACCCCGAGGCCGGGATGAACGCCAATCCAAAAGACCGAGTTCATCACCTCGTCCGAGTTACGTAACTCTCCCACCACGCGGTAGTTTACATCGGCATACGCCGGGTGCCGGGTGATGTTCCCGGCAAAGAGCAGGCGGGTCGCGATACCATGAGACCACAGATAGGCGCAGAGGGCGTCACGGGTCATGGGAGCCCCGGGCATGACTCGGAGAGGGAGACCGAACCAACTCGCCCAGTTTGACCACGCCGGAACTTTTAGCCACGGCACTCGCTTGTCGATCCACATCCGTAAATGCCCAGCGTTCTCTTGCCGCTTCTCAATGAACCCATCGACCTTCCGCAGCTGCGCGCATCCCAGCGCCGCGGAGAACTCCGTGGCCTTGAGGTTGTAGCCCCGATGCGCGTAGGTGTATTTGTGATCGTACCCCTCGGGCAGCGTCCCCAACTGCCACCCCAGCCGCTTGCCGCACGTATCGTCGCAGCCGGGAGCGCACCAGCAGTCTCGGCCCCAGTCGCGGTAGCTTTCCACGATCTTGCGAAAGCGGGTGCCGCTGAGGACAGCGCCGCCTTCGCCCATGCTCATGTGGTGGGCGGGGTAGAACGAGACTGTAGATAAATCTCCGAACGTACCGACTCTTTGGCCTGCCCAGGTCGCACCAACCGCGTCACAACAATCTTCGATGAAGAAGAGATCATGCTCATCACAGAAGCTTTTGAGCCGTCCGGCATCGTATGGGTTTCCCAAGGTATGGGCAAGAATAACCGCTCGTGAGCGAGGGCCGAGAGCCGCTTCCAGTTGGCTGAGATCGGCATTGTACGTCTCCAGTTCACAGTCGATAAACACTGGCACTAAGCCGTTCTGAACAATCGGGTTCACCGTCGTCGGGAACCCACACGCCGCTGTGATCACCTCGTCACCCGGCTTCAGCGCACGATCACCCAGCGCGGGCGACATCAAGGCCGAGATGGCTAAGAGGTTAGCGCTGCTGCCGCTGTTGACCAAGAGGCACGAGCGTACGCCCCACCAGTCAGCAAACTCCCGCTCGAAGCGAGCCGTCCAGGGACCGGCAGCGTAGCGTCCAGAGGCTACGACTTGGCTGAGATAGTCGGCCTCAACGTGATCCGTGATCTGCTGAGCAACCTCGACCCTCATCCAACCCGGCCCCCGCACAGCACGCAGCTAAGACGAGCCTTCAGAATCGTATCCCATTGCAGCACCGGCGAACGCCGCAAACACGGACGGCACACATCACCAATGTACTTGATGTAAAAACCCTTAACGATCACACCCCTATTTTACAACCAACGAACCATTTCTGTTGGTAAAGAATACTTAACAGTATCCTACGATAAGTGGACCGCTCCACTACAAGTGGACTGGTATTTCTACAAAAGTGGCTATTTACAAAAATGTTATAATTGGGGAGTGACCTGAGGTGAGTACCTCCTCCAAATAATAATTTTGTTGAGTTTGGTCCCTACGCAGCAGAGCGGTAAGGGTAAAGGGCCTCCCCATAAGGTATGGTGTAAGCGCCTGCAGCGAGCAGCAACGTTCGCAGCTAGCAGCATGACGCATTGCGGTGTATCGTGTTCACGGTATGCGTTATGCGGTGTGCGTTGCTCGGTTTCACGTGAAACAGTTCACCCGTCCCTCTTACGAGCGCGAGCGTTAGCGAGTGTTCCACATGAAACCTTTGCGTGTGTGTATTGTAAAGGTTGCCTGAGTTGAGCTTGATTCGCTTGCACATTGTATGATGGTGTGAGACAATGTGCTCACGGAACGGCGACTTGCCGGCCGACTGAGAAAGGACCTCAGGCATGGAAGATCGCGTCAAGGTTGTGACGTTTCGCCTCGTTGCCCCGGGAACGTGGGTTGACGGCGCGCCCTGCAAAACGCTGAAGCGCGCCAAAGAATCGCTTGCGAGCCTCGAACGCAACACGGGCGTTATCGGCTCAATCGAGCGGATCGTCACCGAGCGCGCTAAGACGGTATCGAACGGACAGGGGCGCTCGTATTTCCACGAACTCAAGCCGGTCGTGCTGGAAGTGAGGGCCGTTTGATGGAACCGTATGAGACGGAATGGCGCGCACATAATGCCTGACGAACCGCTCACCAAACGCGAGCGCGAAACCGCCAAGCGCCGCGAGGAAGGGCGTTGCCTCTCGTGTGGTAAGCCAATAATCGCCCCTGATGAGCCTCTAGGCGTACCAAGAGTAACGTGTGAAGCCTGTGGTAAGCGAGCGAACGAATACCGGCGTAAGCCAAAGCCCTAACCGATTGAACCCCGCTTTTCAAGGAGCGGGGTTCTTCGTTTGTCCGAGATACCCCTAATCCCAGGATGGAATACGGCTGGACAGAGTGCGCCCCCGACCCCCATAGCTTTCGCTACGATGAATCGGGAGCGCGACACCCCGGCACCTCAGTGTGGTATCCGTATGGTTCGCTACGCTCGCTGGAACAAAGGCCCCATGAAGTAAAACCAGGTCAACGCGTAGCATCGTCGTGCCGCAGTCGTTGGGTTAAGACGACCGCGTTTTGTATTGATCCGCCAATGCTTCAGACATGGCGGTTGCGTAGCTTCAAAGTCCGCCCGGCTGCTAACCGGACGAGCCGCTCCGTAGAGCGCCGCCCTTTTACGCTGCTTCGCCTCGTGGCGTTACTTCGCGATAGGCTTTGGCCCCCGACGATACGAGCAACCGGACTGCGGGCATTTGAGGCCCGCGCCATCCGTCACGAGCCACGAGCCGCATTGAGGACAACGCCTCCGAGCTGTTCGTTTCGTGTGAAGAATCAAGAGCCAAGCTCCGCGTAATGAATCTGGTGCGGATCGCGCCGGCGGTTCTTGGCCTCACGTTCGTACTCAAAGCCCTTAAGCACCGCATGAATGGACGCAGCGTCGTATTGGTCCGCGATCATCTCCTCGACCTCATGGACCGTATTGACGAGCCCCGGGCCGTAGAACGAACCTGCGTGCTTGTAGGCACGAGCACCACGGCAGAACGCCTCCCAGATCGGGATAGACCAGATCGGGTCGCCCTCCGCGTCGAAATGGCCTTGGGCACGGGCAAGCGCTCCGAGTTTGACGACTCCGGCGAAGAAGGACGTAACGTCCGCGCCGAGCTTGGCGTTACCGCTCACTTCGCCAATTCTGGGTGCGCGCTGAAGATGTGCTTTGCCCCGTCTTTGGCAGCCTCTTCGTGCTCGCCAACGGGATAGACGCCGACCCAAGGACAGAACTTACAGGCCACGTTGACCGTAAGACTGAGAACATCTTGAGGACGTAAGTGCATAAGAGAAACCCCCATTCGGTGTTACCGAACAGGGGTCCAAATGGGTGGACGACTCTGCGCGGCTCTTGGTGCGACCTGTAGCTATCGCGGCCAGAGCCGCTACAGTACCGGATGGCGGGGTGCCCCCCGTCGTCCACAGACAGTCTACTCCCCATTAGGGCAGCGCGTCAATCCTTGCGGCCAACTCGGGGAAACGTCTCTTGGCCTCTTCACGAGTCATGGTCTGCGAGGTGCCAATCATCGAATGCTCTGAGATGTGCGTCCGGTGGCCTATGCAGATTCCATCTTTGGTAAACTCACATGCGTTCGTTGATCCGTAGGCCGGAATCACTTCTAGCTTTGGTTCCATCATTTGCCCTCCAAGGCAGCAGCGAGTGAGTCGAACTTCCCGGCTTCCGTATGCCAGGTCCAGGAGATTCGCTTCGAGGTCTTGTGCTTGTGCCGGCGAGCCACGATTGGCAAAGAACCGATCGGGCGAGGCGCTTGCGCTACCTCAATAAGCGTCCGGGCAATGGCCTTGTTAGCAGTTCCGACTTGGATCACTAGCGGCACCAAGCCGTCCCGAGCAATATCGTTTCCATGCATCTCGAAACAAAGAACGTCAGCAGCCCCCCGGGAGCCGCGAGATGCAAAACAAGCGTAACCCAGTTTCTCTGCCATCTCCATCACGGAGTTTTCATGGCGGTTGCCCGTTTGGCGGGTGCTCACGCCTCCGCCAACCACTTCATCATGGCTTCGGGCGACATGTCCAATTCGTCGGCGGGCTCAACCAGGCGAGCCGTCTCACGATCAACGCCGCACTTCGCGTACGCCTTGTGGCCCTCTTTGATACGGGCGAGGTGCTGTTTGAGATTGTGGCGTTCGCCGGACGAGTAGCCCGCGCCGCAGCTCGTGTTCCAAAACTTCTTGCCCGTCTTGTCCGTGATGTAGAGGTTGATCGTGTTGTTCATGGCCTTGGCCTCGCTTTCTGAATACATTGTCTCACACCCCTTGACGGATTGCAAGACAATGCACTAAGATATATTCATGCAAGACGCCAACCTAACGATTCGCCTGCCGCAACCGCTCAAAGACAAGTTCAAAGACCGGGCGGCATTGGAAGATCGGAGCATCTCCGAGATCGTCGTGCGCGTCATGTCGCAAGCTGCAACACGTTGGACGCCTACGGGCAAGAAAGAAGCATAATGTCGCACTTTTCGGAAATCGCCCTCGAACACGATGACGAGTGCATCGCTGCTGGTTTTGGGAGATGCCGCCACCAAGTCGATCCCTTCGAGGTCCCCGAGCGCACCCCCGAAGCCTTCACGTTCCGTCCGGGAACCTGGGATATGCCCAGCTACTCACGGACTGGCCGCACCTCGGTGCAATGGCACGATCTCTCCGTGTTCGAGCTGGCCGAAGCCGAACGCGACCTGAACGAGATGGTCACAGACTTCAATAACGAGGTTGGGATGTATCGCATGAAGCTTGCGAAGCGCCTTGCAGAGATCGAAGCGCAAGCATGAACGATCCGTGCAAATGCGGCCACGATAAGACCGACCACGAGCATAGCAACTCTGGACATCTCAGCTACAGCCCGAGCAACCGGACGTTTCTCGGCTTCTGCATGGGTCATGCCGATTGCGTCTGCGACGAGTACCGCGAAGAAGATGGAGTGCGCGAATGACCACGCCTCTGATTGACCTCGATGCAGTCTGGGAGCATCACGTTTCCATCGTGCTCGGCGATAGCGAAGAAGATGGCCGCAACCCGCGCAAGCTCTCGGCCTCCGACCTCCATTCGTGCGACTTCGCGCTGCACCAACGCCTTGCCGGCGAGCCGACCATCCCGCGCACCATGGGCACGTTCAGCGCGTTCGAGCGCGGCCATGCCTACGAAGAACGCGTCTGGATGGCTCTGAGCGACTTTGTGACGGCTCAGGGGTCAGAATACCCCTACGCCGTCTCCCGTGCGCCACAGACGTTTCTAGACGGCATTTCCGGGCATCCGGACTTCTTGCTTACGGACAAAGCCTCGGGCGAAGTCGTGGCCTGCATTGATCCGACCACGACGGCCTCGAAGTTTGCCGACTGGAAGTACGGGCACGCGCTCAAGTCCGCGTCCTACGCGATGGCGCTCGGCTGTGAGGTGTTCTGCGAACTGGTGATCTGCATTGGGTTCGGCGGGAACATTCTCCAGCAGAAGGCGCATTGGTTCCACCTCGATGACGTGCCGGACCTCAACGACGGCCCTGGCAAGCGTTCCTGGCGCGACCGGGTAGACATTGCCGCCGAGCGCATCCGCCGCGTGGCCGCTGCGACCGAAGCCCCCGAACCGGCTCCCCCGATCGACCCTCAAGATGGTAACCGCGAAGTGTGGCGCTGCAAGGCGTACTGCGACGCGGTTTGCAATCTGAACCAAAAACTAAATCCTATGGGAAAGAAAGCGAGCTAAGACATGCCTGCAATCGGACAGTACGCTGCTCAATCATCCTACGCCGCCGTGCCGGATGACATTTACGAGGCCGAGATCACCTCGGCTGAGATCGTCATGGACAAGACGGACCCCCGCATACCCGAGACGGACAAGTGGGGCAAGAACCGCATCCGCATCCGCTTCGCGCTCGACGACCAAATCGGCGATGACGGCGGACCGGTCGAACTGTCCCGCCTGTTCGCCATTAGCTACGGCGCAACGGCCGGCACCTACGCCGCGCTCGCCAACCTCATCCAGGCCACGACCGGGATCAAGTGCGGCGACAAGGCGCAGCGCAACGTGACGACCGAGCAACTGGTTGGCAAAGCCCTGCGCGTTCAGGTCGCCAACGTCGAGAAAGACGACAAGACGTTCTGCAACGTCGTCGGCACGTTTGCGCCGAAGGCGAAACCTGCTGCCGCTCGTCCCGCTCCGGTCGCTGCGCCCAAGACCGCAGCCGCGAAGCTGGGGCTGGACGACGATGATCTCGATTCGATTCCGTTCTAATGCGCTATGAAGTTGACCAAGACGATCGCCCGATTTACTCCGACGTAGGAATGTTCGTCAAAGGCCGGAGCGGTTACCGCGAGGACCCGCACAAGCGCGATGAACTCAATGCGCGCTGGGCGTTCGGAGCCTTCATTATGATCGTTGTCGTGTTCGGCCTCGTCCACGCGCTGCTGCCGAGTATCCGCTAACAATATGAGTGAGTTCAAGCTAACCGATGAGCAGGCCGAGGCGCTGATTGATGAAGTGCGATCGACCGTCAAGAAAACCAAAGACGGCCAGCCGCATTCGTGGGACCGAATCATCGAAGCCGCTGTCCGCGTCGGCATCGTTGTGCCGGCCGAAAAGCCGCAGCCGTATCTATCGTATTGGCCCGAGTTGCATTCGGTGCAGCGCAAAGACGGCTTCTTCAAGTGCTCGTGCGGGTCGCAAGCATCGGACATCAACATGACGCACGAACCGCTTCCGCAGCACGTCGCCAATCACAAGGGCGAACCCGTATGCCAACGCATGGTCGCATGGCACGATGGAGCGACGAAATGCATGAATCCGCGCTGGGCCCATCAAGGGCTCGGCCATGAATTTCAAGAGGTCCTATAAGTGGAATTTCAAGAGTTATGTTAGCCGTCGCCGTCGTCATGCAAGAATGCCTAAACCCGGAGTGCCGTCACCCGCGCCGAGATCACTACGCATCGAATGGCATGGGGCCTTGCACCGTTAAGGACTGCCCGTGTAAGGCGTTCAAATGACGTGCGCTTGCGATTGCCCGTGCCACGCCGACCGCGCCACGATCATCCACAAGGGCTACGTCGAGCCGCCGAAGCCGCCTGCACCCAAGACGCATACCTACGAGCCCGGCGACGTTATCATTCTGCTCAAGTCGCAGTATACCGGAACGTACCCGCAAGAGGGCAAGCACTTCGGCATCGTCACAAGCACCTACGGCGACCATCCCGAGTACGGCAAGGTGCAGTCTGGCGTTTATGTCACATGGATTGGTTGGAGTTCGCAGACGTTTCAACACCTAACCGAAATTCGTCCCGCGACACCAGACGAAATCGCAGAGATGAAGAAGCAACGCGGCGCATGGAGTGGCGCAAAGAAATGAATGAACGCAAATGTTCCTTTACTGATATTCTGAAAGGCAAATAACATGGACGTTTTAGTTGAGTTTGACTGCAAGGACCCGGTACACGTTCAAGCCGGTGCTATTTGCTCAAAACCCGTTCCGGTTTTAAGCGATGAACATATCAATGAAGCCGCCACCGAGTATGGTCGGAAGATGGCTAATGCGGACGTTAAGAATGGCGGCAAAGGCGGCTTCGGCGTTGCAAATCGTGCAGCATTTCAATTCTCCGCCGGAGCAAAATGGGCACGCGAACAGAGCGCATGAAACTGTCATTACTGTTCTTAGCTGACAAACTGCGAGACGCGCTCACGCAGCCTACGCCGATCATGGCGCAACGGGTTCGGGAGGTGGCGATCACGCCCGATCGGATGGAAGCGATTGAACACGCTTGCGCGGTGCCTACCTGGACGCGAGCACGGGCGACGATGCTCGGCATGATCGAAGAAGCGCGCGGGGCCAAGTTATGAGCGAGATTCAAGTCGGTGACCGCGTGCGCTATCCCGTGACCGAGAAAGTCGGCCTCGTGATAAAAGCCGAGCCTCCGATATTTTACGTCCGCTTCGGCGTCGACGATTACATTTGGCTGGGGTCCGCATCGGTGGAACTCGTCGAGCGCGCATGGTACGCGCCTCCGGGGGTGCCGATGGTCGCGTTGACGCCGGAACGGATTAAGGCGCTGCAGATTCAGATCACCGATGTGTACCACACGAAGGCTGAGTTCCAGGACGCTGATGATATCGTGCGCGCGATGCTCGCCGAGGTGGCTCCGTGAACCGCATCGATTGGCGGATCGCCGCCGTTTGGGGCGTGCCGATCCTGACGTTCTGGGGTGCTGTCGGAATCGTGCTGACCCGGATACTCGCGAAATGACCGCGCGGACGACCTGGATACTCGCTGGGATAGCCTATGCCGCTTGGTGGATTGGTTGGATGCGATGACCCCTGATAGAATCAAACATCTGCGCGCTCTCGCGGATGATGCTACTCCGGGGCCGTGGCTGAACGGTACATGGCGCGGGCACTGCAACGTGCCCGATCACGTTGTCGGCCATCATGGCGAAACGTCGCCGTGCGTCTACGATTTTGAGATGCTTCCGCGTCCTGGCTACGTTGTCACGAGCGAACCGAACACCTACATCGTTTCATCCGACGATTACGGCCAAGTGCTCTCGGACCAAAACGCCGCCTTCATCGCCGCCGCGCGCACAGCGTTGCCGGAGGCGCTGGATGCGCTCGAACGGGTGCGCGAAGCATGCTCGACCGAATCGTATCTTGAGCCGGATTTAGGGCGAACTGGGGCTCATGTGATTATGGTCGCCGACATCATCGCCGCTCTGGAAGGAGACACCCCATGACCGAGCCGACGCATCCAGACGAATATCCCTCGCGATGCCATCATGGTCTTGATCCGTCTCATTGTGCTTCCAGCACCGGCAACGAGCCGACGCTAGGCGGAGTTTGCGAGCACAGTCACAGGTACGGGTGCGACTGCTTCAAGTGTGAGGACGCTAAGTGCTCGGCTTCCGGCACCGAGCCCGATACGGACGACGATGGTTGCATCTGTCCGACTGGCGACTATCATATGGATTACTGTCCGCAGTCGAAGCCGACGCGGGAGCAAATCGAAGCGTTATTCAAGACGCCCGAACACAACTACGATATGCCCTGGAACGGAGCCCTACGCGCCGTGCTGGCGCTGTTCCGCGCTCAAAAGCAGGTAGACCAAGGCTTCGATGCGTGGAAGATGACGCGCGAGCAGCGGATGCTATTCATGGACCGATGCCATGGCATGTTTCCGTGGGAGATAATCGAGGCTGCCGTGCGCCTTGGCATCGTCGTTCCCGCCGCCCGCTCATCTAGCGTAAGCCGGGATGCGATTGCGCAGACCATCCACGACTCCATCCAACGCGAAGCCCCAAGCGAATACGTTGGCCCGTGCTATGACACAGCCGACGCCGTAATATCGCTACTGAACGGAGAGAAGAAATGAAAGTGGATTGCCGATACGCCTGGACTGCTGGCCCGCGCTGGGTGTGGTGGTACGCCAAGCGAGGCAAGATTGTCGCCGCAATCCGTACGATATACTGGACGCTTATACGCGGGAACATCTGCGAGGCGTGTCAGGAGTGCGGGAATCCCTATCCGCATTGGCACGCAGATGATGCGCTATATGAACGTGTTACGGGACGAGGCCGCTATGCGAATGGCGAAAGCGCCCCGGGGTTATTCTGCCTGCATTGCTTTGACCGGAAGGCCGAACAGCGCGGTATCACATTGCAGTGGAATCCGAGCGACATAAAAGAGTTCGGACTATGGGACGAAGTTGTTTGCATCCGCCGCGACGAGATTCGCAGAGAGGCCGAGATTCGCAAAGAAGCGTTCGCGCAGAGTTTAAACGGAGAGACGGAATGAGTGACCCTCTCCTCGCCGATTACGGCGTAGGCTTGCTGATTGGAGGCTTCATTTGCGCGGTTATGTGGATTCGGGAGAACCGATGAGCGCATTATCCGACCTCGTAGATTGTGGAGCCTACGGCCCCACGTCGCACGATAACCCATAGCGAGAATTATGAGATGAACATGCGATTACCGATCCCTATTCCGCACGCGTCTCGTGGATTGGGAAGCACCACGAAACGGTTCGAGATGTGGCCGATTCACGTCGAGTTCGCCAGCGATAAGTACACCTGGCGATCATGGTTCACTTGGCATGGCTGGGAAGTCGGAGCCGACGGCCTCGGAAAACTCGTGTACGGCTGGACGTTCCACCTCGGGCCGCTGAAGATCATGTTCGGCGACCGCGAATACGGCAAGCGATGAAAGAACGATTATCTGATATGTGCCGCAAATGTGGCAAGCCACGCTATTTACTAACCTGCCTGTATTGTCGCGATTGTATGATCTCGATGTTTGGACCGAGAGATATAAGATGTTGACGCTTGACGAAGTTATCGCCGCACGTCGGAAAGCCGGATTATGAATATCCTCAAACTGTCATTTGAAGCGAACGCAGAAGCGTTGAAGCCGATTGTGAAGTTCCTCGAAAAAGACATGCCGTGTACGTGCGGCGAGTATGGCATGCTCTCGGATCGCGAGTACCTAGAGAAAGCCAACGAACTGCTTTTGCTGTTTAAGAAGATGTCTTGAAATTGCTGCATGGAGAGATATGAAAAAACCAACCACGCTCGACCCCATAGCTATTCTCAAGGCCGAAATCGAAGATTTCCAACGCCAGATCACCGAAGCCCAAAACCAAGCCGGATTCTGGCAGCAAAAACTCCTCATGGCAAATGGCGCGCTTCAAGCGTGCCAAGCCCTACTGAAGAAACTGGAGACGACCGATGAAACGCCTGATCCTTAGCGCCGCTCTTGCGGTTGCTCTCGCTGCGCCGGCATCCGCTGGCTGCCTGCCACTCTCGCAGACAGCCCTTACCGCTGTAGAGGCAGCGGACGCCTACTCCATCGCAAGCATGAAGTGGCATGGGAGTCCGGCATACGATCAAACCATGCCGCTCTGTGCGAAGTCGTTGGTGAACGAGATCGCCTGCCAGGGTGCAGCGAACCTCATCATCCGGCACTTCGAGAAGCCGTCGATTGGAACGTGCATCGCGAACTACGTTGCGGCTATCGGCTACGGCTGGTATATTAGGCGCGCCGTGAGTGCAACGGTTATCAGCATTCGCTTCTAGGGATGCGCGGCGACGTAGGCATCGAACTTAGCATTCAATTCGTTAATGGCGGAAATTGACCATGCCTGTAAGCCTGTGTAGACGATTCCCTTTGATGAGGGCGTCGTCTCCGTGCCGTCTTCGGCGACACGCGCGGCTGTCGTGCGCACGATTTGCGGGAGTATCGTCTCTACGTCTTGAGCGATGAATCCAAAGTCCGGCTGACCGTCTTCCTTCCAGTTGTATGACGACGGGCGAAGCTGGGCAAGGGTTGCTAATGCTCCGGTAATCGGCGCGACGTTTTCTTTGAACTGTGCATCTGAAGAATTGGTGTAGAGGCCGCCAAATACGGGACAGTAGCCTGAAGCCGAGCCGCTGCGGAAAAGCGATAGGGCCGTGGTCGCCGAGACGTTGTAGTCCATCCCGAGTGCGCCCGTTGATCCGCCGATCCAGATTTGTCCCGTCGATGCGTTGCGTTGTGCAACAATATCTCCATTTGATTGCCCCGGAGTAATGCCAAGCGTGGTAGATGCGATAAGTGATCCAATGAATTGCGAAGAATTTGGCCCAATTTGGGCAAGCTCTACCCCACCTGCAGTTTCAAAAAGATGGATTCCACCTGTAGCGTAGGCACGGTAGATCGTGTTGGTACCATCATCGAGAATGTTCGCGGCAGCAGTCGTTCCATTAAGATATAACGCCGTGACGGTAGTATTCCCGGTGACCGCCAACGAGCTATTAACGTTCACGGCACCGTTACTGGCGACGGAGAACGCCTTCGTACCGCCGTTCGTCAGCGTCACGTCGAAGATGTCCGCCGACTGCCCCGAGACGCCCGAGATGGTGAGCGGGACCGCCGTTGCGTCGTTTGCTAGGAACTTGTAGCCAACGCCCGTTGCCGTTGCGCCGAACGTCGCCTGCCCACTTGTCAGTGGCAACACCTGCGAGGGGTAGAGATTATTCAGCGCCGTTGCAACCGCCGTGAAGTTACTGTTCATTAAGGTGGCGTCGATTATGTTGGTAGGACCAGTCCCATTAACGAAAACATTCGGGATGGTTAAAAGTGCCATTAGCCTAACACGTTCCGATCGTCAAACTCACCAGTAATTCCGATGATCTTAAATGGCTGCGTGGACGACTCGTAGAGCCCCATTTGCAGCGTTAGCCCTTGCGCGGCTTGTAGCCCCGTTACGCGCGCAGTCGTATATTCCGTGATGTTCCCGGTCGAGCCGGTCCAGTAGTTCTGGCCCCAATGCGCCGAGCCCCAATACGCGGTTGCGGGGTTGTTCAGCGCAATCACCGCGGCGGGAGAAGAAAGCGTCTGCTGATAGTCGGTCGTTACCGTACCGATGAACGCGATGGTGGCCGAGCCTGCGGCAGCTACCGGAATTGCGGTATCAATCCACATGTTCACCAGGGCCTTCGTTGACACGAACCCCTTCTCACCATACTCACGGTCCATCGCATCGGCCTTCAGCTTGATCGCAAACGGAATGTTCGCACCAAAGTCCGAGAACCCAATGCCGAACTTCCCGACCTGATCGCTCTGGGAGTTCGTCCACACGAAGTTGCCATCGTCATTCGGCCCCTTCAACTGCACGGCACCGGCCACCGAATAGGACAGAATCTCTCCGCACGTCGGGAGCCCGTCTCGGTCCGGCTTGGCAAAGTCATACCACAAACCTTGAGTCGGGTAGCCCACGCCTTGGCCGTCGTAAAAGAGAATGTAGCGCGAGCCCTGACGAACGCCGACCGCGCTCGCCGGCATCGTACAAGTCGCAGTAAAACCGCTTAGCGTGTTGTCGAAGAAGGTCGGCACGTTCCGGCTGATTTGCTGCACGTTGCCGTACATGTCCACGGTGTAGGTACCGTCATTCCCCTGAAAGCATACGAACTGATCGAATGACTGGATCGACTCCGGGGCGACGCAACCCGTGCTTGCGGAGACGCAGAAACTCGTAAAGACGAGGTTGCCATATACGCTCTGCAACTGCATGAAGTAGATGGCGGCTTGCTTGAAGACCACGATGGTCGAGCCGATGAGCGCGAGCCCTGAAATGTCGCCACCGGCAATACCGTCGTTTTGACCGATGAGGTACGGCGAGTAGGTTCCGGGATACGAACTCGTGGCCGTGGCCGAGAACGAGAACTTCTCGGGGAAGAGCGGGTCGGAGATGTAGACTGCACTCGGGGCGGTCGGTTCGCCCGCGTATACGATGTTCGAGTTCTGCCCATCCGAGATGACAAAGCGCGGGGTGATCGTGCCGGTAGACGCGCCGTTGAGCGGAAGGTAGCCCGAGGATGTGTTGACCGGCACGAGTGAGGTGCCGGGGCCGTTCCAGACCTGCGGGGTATCCTTGCCGTCGCAGATGATGAGGGAACCATTCGACGGTAAACTCGTTGGGGTCGTGGGATCGTACATCTGCGCAGCGTGGATGCGGCTGGCCCCAGCGGTGAGCAATCCCGAGATTGAGGTATATGCCGTTGCCCCGGCTACTGCATAGGTCAGCACCGTCGATTGCTGACTAACGACATAGGACTGCCCGCTAAAGCGCGCAGCAACGATGCCGCTGCCGGGTAAGCCGACACCCGTCGAACCTTGGAGTTGGCCGGTTGGCCCGGCGCTTGTCTGATAGAGCCCGGCAAACCCGGCGCTCCCCGGGCGCTTTGCTATCGCCTCGTTGCATTGGTACCAGGTGTTCTGCGAGAGGGCAAGCTGGTTGCGTTCGAGCGCGTGAATATCGCGCTTGGTGTTCAGGCCACCATCGAGGTTGATGTACGAGACGAAGGTACGCCCAGGGGCTACCCCGGGGTCGTTGGTGGTCTGTGCCATTTTAGGAGAAGTGAACGGTCACGGCAGGCGACGATGCGGTGCCAACGACAACCAGGGCCGTGGAGAACGGGATGCCCCCGGCGACCGTGGGAAACGTCTCGGGCGCAGCGGCGGTCTGCGTTGAGGCAAGCCCCGTGATGATCGTTCCGCCCGAGCCATCCGTTACCGTGATAACGCCGTCGCCCGAGGTCTGGATGGTCATGCCAAAGATACGGCCCGAACCGACTTTGACCGAGACGTACGCCGTCGATCCGGCAACGGAGGTATTCGAGACAGCCGCCAGGGCGTTGAGCCCGGTGCCGCCACCGACAACGATGCCGCCGCTAACCCCGACGACAAGGCCGTCTGAGCCGACGATCTGGGTTAGCGGGAAGGCCATGGGTTAGCCCCCCAGGATCGTTTTCAGTTCGCCCTCGACGGCGCTCGTTGCAAGCGCGACGATTGCCGCGGGCGGCAGCGACGCAACGAGCGTGTTGATCTCGGCTTCGGCGCTGCCTTTGAGGGCGGTGAAGATGCTGCCGAGCAGACCGCCGACCTTCGCGTTGTTGATGATCGAGTCGGCGAGGGCCACGCCCTGCGCTTCGGCGGACGAGACGAACGCGGTAACGGTGGACTGGACGCTCGGCGATGCAAGGAACGCATCGACAGCGGTTTCGACTTGTTGTTTTTCGGCTTCGGTGAGTGTCATGGTATTAGATGCCTTTCGGAGGGATGAGGATGGCGCTGCCGCCATTGGGGAGGGGGACGGTATTGTCTGCGGCCACTTTCCCTTGCCTAGCTCGGTAAGCAGCAGGGAGTAGGAGTCCAATCGCCACCCCCCACCAATGGGTGCAGAAGTAGTGGGTAAGTTCGACGGGCGTCCCGATTTGCCCGGCTTGAGCAGCCGCTCCAACCAAGACCAAAAATGCAGTTTGGAGGGCGAAGAAGCTAGCAATGAATCCACTTTTTATCGGCTCCCGAATAGCTGTGGGAATGGACTCCCATCGTGCCCATATCGTCATGCATTAAAAAAAAGTGCTCGTTCGGCTGCCCGTCGCCGAATGAGACCTTCCAATGTCGTGCCGTTGGCGTCGTGAATATAGAGGCAAAAGTGATCGTCCCAGGCTTGCTGGAACTCGTGCGCGTTGAGCAAATCGGTGCCGGGTGAACTGCCCATGGCTCCGGTGTTGAATTGGAAACTGACTAGCGCCGAGAACTCGTTCGGCGTCAGCACAATCTCGATGAGGCTGGCAACCTCATGCTCGGCTTGGATCACGTCTTGCCCAAGCAACGCCGTTGCCTCGGGTTGCGTGATCGTCTCCCCTTCGGTTGCGGGAGTATGACCCACCCCAATCGTCCAAACCCCGCCTGAATCTTGGTACGCCGTGAGTTTGCAGCCCTCGAACGACTCTATGAGCACCAGTCCGGCATGATTGATTTGTGGCATTAGTGCTTGCTCCAGTATCCGCCGCCGAGTGACGATAGCAAGTCCTGGAGTCCGGTTTCTCCGGCTTGCCCCTTTTTGTGCTTAAGCAATTCCGTGATAGCTTGCGCCTCTTGTGATCCGGGAGTGAACCTCGCAGCAGTATCGCCGGCAACTTTCGCAACGCCTTTTGGCCCCTTGAGTAGCTCGGCCTTGAGGCCGTACGGCGAGTTCAATTCCGAGAGCGGGCCAAGGTTGCTCATGAAGTAGCTGAGCGGGTCCATGAGCATACGCGCGGAGTTAGCTCCGGGAACCGTTGAGCGATACTTCGGCCCGTTCGGATTGACCGAGGCGTTCATATCGTTCTCGGCTTTGAGTGTGTTCGTGATCCGTGCCGGATTCGTTGCGAGTGTCCGTAAGGCCGACGCCGGAGCCGTCTGCCCGTGGAAGTGGAAGAACGGCGCACCGATTCCGGCGGCTGCATCCGTGATTTTATTCGGGGCGTCCGTGCCGAACGTCGAGTGAATGTTCTTCGCCGCCTGCGCGCCGGTCGTGCCACCTTTGCGTTCTGCGTCCAATGCAGCCGCCCTAAGGCCCGTCTCCGTGCTGTTGAGTATCTTGTGCTGCGCGGCGTTCGACGCACGTTGTAGGGGCACCAACGCCTTGTTAGCGAGGCTTGCCGCGCCTTCAGTTCCCGGGATGCCCGCTAACCGCGTGAGTCCCATCTCATCGAAGATGTTGTGGTACTGGCTCTTGGCTCCGAGCGACTGTAGTTCGTCGATGTTCTCACCGAGTTTCCCGCCCGTTTTCCCCATCGCCACGCGACCTGCGTTGACGAGCCCCTTCGCGACGGTGGGAACCCCGTATTTATTGTACGCCAAGTTCGCCAGGTTGAACGTGTGGGGGATC